AGAAGTAGCCCTTGACTCGCTCCCGGATCGTCGCCAGCGCGACCGCCAGCATCACACCGGCCGTCACCATTGCCCTCGGGACAGCGCCCGCGACATCCTCGATGAACCCGTTCACGTCATCGTTGACACCGTTCGCCCACTTGTTGAAGCTCTTATCGTTGGCGAGGCCGAGGAGTCCACCGATGAGCAGTGAGATCCCGACGAGGAGCAGCCCCACCGGGTTCAAAGCCATCGCCGCATTGAGCACCACGACCGCGGCCGTCGCAACACCAAGAGCCACCGCGAGGATGCCGAGTTGATCTTTCCACTTCACAACCCAATCCCGAATTTCGATCAGCTTCGGAACGCCCTCTTCGGCCACCCATGTGGTGAAGTCCTCGAACGCGGGCAGGCCATCCTCGACGATCCAGGTGGCAACGTCATCGAGTGCAGGTATCAGTTGTTTCTCGGCGAAGTCGGCCAGAGCCTCGAACGCGGGTAGGAGCGCCTCGCCGATCTTCTCCTGCACCTCGCCAAACTTATTTTTGAGGATGTCGAGCCGGCCGTTGGCCGTTTCGCCTGCCGTCTCCGCGAACCCGGAGACCTTCTCGTCCAGCGCGCCGACTACAGAATCGAAGTTACCGGCAAGGGTTCCCGTGTCGACAAAGTCGACACCGATGTCTTTCAGTCCGCGACCCTGCCCGAGCAGCGCCTTGCCGAGAGTCTCCGCAGCGGTGGGCAAATCCTTGCCCGTTTTCGCCGCGTAGTCCTGCATCAGCGGGGTCAGCCGTTTGAGCTGCTCCCCGGTGAGTCCGAACTGGGCGAGGATCGCCTGCCCCGATGCGGTCGCGTCATCATCGAACCGGGTCTTCTTCGCCAGCTCGGTGTTGAGATCCCGCAGCGACTCGAGACTCGTGTCCGCCAGTTTCGGGAACCGCTTGTAGGAGTCCGCGAGCTTCGCCTGCGACTCCTGCGCATCTGCGAACGCCTTGACCGAGTCGATGCCGAGGGTCACAATCGCGCCGGCCGCGACAGCCAACCCAATCGCGATGCCCTTCCCCGCCTTCTTGAACCCGTCCGACAGTTTGGTGGCGTTCCCGCTAACCGTCTTCATAGTCGACGAGGCGGTCTTGTCCTTCCCGAACAGGTCGAACGTTAGAGACTTCGTCGCCATGAGTTACTCCAATTTCGTCGCATACTCGCGGGTCCGGGCCAGATAGATAAGCCACCAGTCGAACGTCAGCTCGTAGATGGTGAAGGGCGAGATCGCCGGGTACAGGTGCGACATCAGCGGTAACCATTGCCGGATGTCGCCAGCGAGATCGTCGACGTCGGCGGTTACGGGTGCGCTGGCTGGTCGTCGACCGCCCCGCCATCCGCCGACGCTTTTGGGGCGTCACCGTCCTCGTCGTCACCGTCCTCGTCGTCGTCGTCCGTTTCGATGCTGAACTCGGTAAACGAGATCGCCGCCGCATCCTCGACCTCGAGCCGCTCGCCGGCCTTGCGCCGCGACAGCCAGATGACACCGATCATCGCGCGCAGGAAGTCCTCGTCGCCGAGGAGATCCAGCGAGTCGAAGTCGTCAGCTTTGGTCTTCTCGCCGAGATCCTTGAACGCCTTCGTCATCGACTTCACGGTCGTCCCGAGATAGTCGGCCGTCTTCGTTTTCACCTTGAGCTTGAGGAGGTCGCCGAGGGCAGCACCCGTCAGCGCCTCAACAAAGTCATACCCGGTCCCTGCAATAACGATTCTCACTTGCTTCGAGCTCCTATCGCTTTAGTCGCGTCATCGAGGGCAGCGAACACTTCCTCGATTACCGCACGGTTCAACGCCTCGACGATGGTCACGCCGAAGTAGGGGCGCCCGGGCTGGTCAGCCCACGCCCACTTGGTCCGGTCGTCACCTTTGGGCCACACCGGATGCCGGAATGTTTTTTGGTTGAACGCGAACAGCAACTTCTTGTCTGTCGCCGACAGCCGGCTCGAGCCGGTCTTGATCTTCGCGCCCGCCGACTTCTTCGAGAACGACACCGACACCTTGGTGGCAGCGGCCAGATTGTCGAGGACGCCCTGATCCATCAGGGATCCACTCGACCGCAGCTTCTTCTTCACCGCATCCGAGCCCACCGTGCCCGCCGCGCGGATCCGCTTCCGGAGTGCTTTCGCCAGGGCAGGGTCGAACGCATCGAGGGACTGTTTCAGCCGCCACCACTCTTGCGAGTCAATGGTGACCTGGATCCCCTGATCCCCTGCCCTTGCCACTAGATGCCGGTCTCGGCGGTGACGATCGCGACCGTCAGCGGGTGCGCGGCGACCCGGTTGTCGAGGACCGTGAACGACACCGACTGGGTGGTGACCGTCGCACCGGACGACATCGGCAGGTCACCGTCGAGCCGGACGTTGGGGATGACGACCTGCAGGGTCGGGACCGACGTGCCCGAGATGATGTTCGTCCGGGCGAACGTGAGCACGATAGCGAGGTCGGACTGGTTCAGCCACGCATCGCGGAGCACGTTGTTGTCGTATTCGGCCGTGAGGGTTCCGGTTGCTTTGCGCATCCCGAGGGCGTTCCGTCGCCCGCGCCGGCCGGCGCCACCGAGGTAGAACCCGTCCGCGTCGAGCCCGTTGTCCCACGTCAGCCCAAACTCGGTGACGTTCGCCGCGACCGTGCCGCCCGACGCGAGCGCCGTGTTCGTCGGCGGGACCACGGTGCCGCCGATGCGCAGCGACCCGTGCACGAACGAGTAGAGCTCGTTGTTGGCAATGTAGGCCGGGGTGGCGAGGGCGGCGACCGTGTCGACGGTACGGCCCATGAAGTTGAACTTGAGTGTCGGGATGCCACCGTTCGACGCGGTCAGCTCGAACCCGGAACACACACACCCGGCGAACGTGATCGGCTGAACTGCCGCCGTGCCGAGCATCGCGGCGCCCTTCTGCACCGTATACGACGGGAGGAAGTCGTCGAGGGTGGGGGTGAACACCTGCTGGAACGAGGTGCCCGCGATGAGGGTGGATGTGCCAGTACCCAGCGCAGCCTCGAACAGCTTCCCCAGGCCCCGCGTGAACCCCTCAAGGGTGATCGACCCGCCGACCATCTCCTTCACCAGCACACGCCGGTCCGCGGCATCCATCCGCCGGCCGAACCGCTGCCCGACACCCTGCGCGAATTCGGGCTGCCAGGCGAAGTCCTCCTCGAGGAACTCGTAAAAGGCGTCGACCGCGAGCGGCGTCCCGTAGGTGACTTCTCTCTTAATACCGATTGACGAGTCCTGCGTGGTCATTTGTTGGCTCCCTTGGGGGTGATGATGCGTTCGAAGTTGGCGGGTTGCTCCTCGAGCAAACGACCCGCGTCGAGGGGCACATCGAACTCTTCGCCGGCAGCGATCACACGACCGAGCAGCGGAATGTCGAGAGCGCCAACGGATGAAACATTTTTGAATCGCACGGGGTTCTCCTAGGCGTTGCTGATTCGGGCTTTGGCTTGGAACGTGGCGGTGATCTCGATGACCCGCCCTTTGGCGAGCACAGCCGGGTCGGTGGACCCGTCCGACGTGTGACCGATCAGGAAGCACTCACGAACCACACCGCCGAGGGTTGTGTCCGTCGACCGGACCAACACCTCGAGGGCGCCGAGGAGCTCGTACCCGCGGGCCGTGCAGGCGATCTCCGCCTCCGGTCCGCCGCCCCGGTAGATGGACACGAGCACGTCGAGCTCGAGGATCTCCTCGCGCGACCGGTTCGAGCCGATCGTCGCCGGGTCCTGCTGTGAGCGAATATCCATGAGCCCGACGATGTCGTCCGGTTGCGACTGCCCCGGATGGCCGAAGCTGACCAACACGTCAGGGTCCGACTCAGCCCACAGTGCCCTCGCCGCCTCGTACACGGCGAGCTTGAATGCGGGGGCGACCGAGGAAATGTTCGGCATCAGGCGAACCCGGACTGCAAGTACGGCTGGCACAACTCGACAACCCTATTCGGGACGGCGAACCCCATCGGGTAACCGGTGTCGGCGGTGACCTCGTCACCGAACGAGGGGCGGTTCCCCTGCTTCCCCTGCTGCCACCAATGGCGGACCTGCTCACGCGCGGCCAACTGCAGCGTCTCCGGGACCGCCGTGTAACCGACCGTCATCGTGACCGCGACATTCTTCACACCGGCCTCGAAATATCCGGTGCCGTCCGTCGATGCGTAGATGATCCCCGAGCTGTCGTCGACGAGGAACCCGGTCACCGCGACACCGTTGACCGTGACCGCGGTCACCGCGCCCGCAGCAATGCGATCGGCCAACAGGATCCCCGACTTCCCGCCGTGATAACGACGGGTGACGCTCACCGGGAGGACCGCCCCACACAACTCCTCGATGACCGCTGTCGCCGCCACGATGTAGCTGGCGATGTCGGCGTCCCGGGCGGACAGTGACCCCGTGTTGGAGGGTTGCTTCGTCAATCCGAGTCCCTCCAGCGCATACTCGAGGGAAACCAATCCGCCCGGGACGACGGTCACTCTGTGGCCTCAGCGTCCAGTTCGAGGGCGGCGACGAAGTCGGCCTTGAGGCTCAGGCCCTTGACGTCGATCTGACGGGCATCTGCGAGCTTTTTGAGCTCGGGTAGGGTGAGTGCCTCGAAGTCGATGGCGCGCGTCTCAGCGGTGCCAGCGGTGGCGCCGTGGGGGGTGATGTTCTTCCCCGCTTCGTCAGCACGCCTGCGCGCCCACGCGGCGAGGCCAGGGTCGTTGCTCGCGGCAGCCCACACCGCGACGCGCTCGTAGGTGAGGGTGCGGTTCTCGTCCGCGATCAGAGCCTCGTAGTTCTCGGCGACGTGGTCGTCGATCTCGGGGATCGGCGACTGTGTCTCGTTGTCCGGCACGATGTTTCTCCTTAACTAGATGGGGGGGGTGAGGGGTGCCCCTCCGGTGAGGGAGGGGCACCAGCCGACTAGAACGTCGGCGCGACGAGGCCCAGGCCAGCGCCCGAGTTGCCACCGATGATCGCGGTCGCGAGAGGGTACCGACCTGCCGTAAATGCGGCATATCCGTAGGCGACCAGTTTGACGGTCAAGCTGCCGCCGATGGTCTGCTCGAACCGCAGCTGCTGCGGGGTACCGTCTCCGTCTTCCCAGAGGATGAGGTCTTCGAGGCGGGCGACGATGATCTGATCTTCCGGGCCCGAGCCGACAGCGGTCGGGATGTTCGCGTCGGTGTAGATCGCGACACCCTGGATGAATCCGACCGGGGAGGACGTGTTCGCGTCGACCGGGCTGTCGAACACCGCGGTCGCGTTCTGCGGGCCGTTCGCGACCGGTGTGGCGATCGGGCGCCCGGAGGCGTCGACCTGGCTGGTCAGCCATCCCCACCGGCGAGGGTGGACGACGATCCCGGACGGGGCGAGGAACCGACCCGTCTGAATGGCGGTGATCGCGCCGGCGAGCTTCGAGTAGAACGTCGTCGTGGTGGCCGCCGCGGCGAACGCCGACACCTGTGTGATGCCAGCCGTGTTGAGGATGCCGAGCATCTGACCACCGGCACCGGTGCCCGAGATGACCTGCGCGTCGAGGGACACCGCGTAGGAGGCGACGAGGTCGGCGAAGATCAGCGAGTCGACACCCGAACCACGCTCGAGGGCCTGGCGGGACACGTCCTGCTGGCCGGCGATCGTGACCACCGGGATGGTCAGGTCGGTGATGACGGTCGGCTGGTTCGACACCGCAGAGTTCTGCGTCGCCTGAACAGCTGTGGTCACACCGGTCGTCCCACGGGGGATGACGATGCTCATACCGTCCGCGGGCAGCGGCAGGCGTCGCACGATGTTCGCGGTCGGTCGGCCGGCGCGGGCGATGATCGCCGCTTCCTGGGTGAGGAACAGCGGGGGCACGAGGCCTCCGAGGTTGCCGGTGCCGACGTTGCGCTCGGACAGCTGTCCGGAGTCGCGCGCTTCGCCCATGTGGGCGTGGAGGCGTGCCTGCACCTCCGGGCCGGCGAGTCCCGTCTGCGACCGGTACAGGTCGGAGAAGAACGAGACGCCCTCCTGGGTCGACTTGCGGGCCGTGTAGGTGAGCTCGCGCTCCTGGGTGCGGAACGTGCCACCGGGCGGGGTGGATGCGCCGGGGTTGCTCTGCTCGGCGGAGCGGGTCAGCCGCTCGTCGTCAGCCTGCTCGGCGCGGAGCGCGTCGCCCTGCGCGGTGGCCGCGGCGATCTGCTCACCCGCGGTGCGCTTGAGTGCGGACAGGGCATCGAAACGCTCCTGGTCCACATCGGTCAGCGAAGCGCCCTCGTCGAGCGCTTCGGTCATGGCGCGCTGCTCGGCGATGAAACCGGCACGCTGGGCCTCCGCGGCCTTCTTGCGCTCGAGGGCGAGCCCGATGAGCTTTTCAAAATTCATTTCGATTGTTCCTTCCTGGGAACGTTTGGGTGCGTGCTGGCGCGACCGGCTCATCTGGCTCGCCGTTCCCTCATCTGGGGTTCGGCAGGTTTTCAGGCAGCACAAAGACCCCGCACTTGTGCGCGGGGTGGTCTTGGGGTTAGTCCTCTTCGAGCTCGAGGAGCGCGCGGAGGGTGGCGGCGTTGCGGCCGGTCGACACTGTCGGGGTGCGCTGCTCGTCGAGCCGCGCATTCATACGCGCGGCGGCAGCGGCGAGGGGCACACCCTCAAGATGGTCGATGCCCTCCATCACCTGTTTCGCGCGGGCACTGATCGACGTGAACGGGTTAGCCCCGTAGTTCACCGCCGACACATCCCCACGGTCAATGTCGACCTCGAGGATCGTGTAGGTCGTGTAGTCCG